TTTCTGCTTCTGTTTTCTCGGATTGTTCTTCTTTTTGTTTGTCCTCTTGCAGCACTGGCAAATAAGAATAATCAGCATATAAGTAAAGCCCTTGTTTCTCTAAACCAAAAGCCGCATTTAAGATGCTCATTAAGTCATCGGCTTGAGGTTGAATAGTATTTTGGTAAGTTGACTTAACACCGTTATTTTTATTCTCGAATGTTGCGCCCTTCGTGCTTGGGAATATATCGCGGTCAGCACCATAAGCAGCGCATATTGTTTGAAAGTCGCTCTCTATGCACTCCAATAGCATCAAGTCTTTAATAGGAAAAGTCATCGGCTGCCACTTCAATGAACTATTGGTGATTATTTTACGTTTCTGCCCGTCAAATATGCCATAACTTCTGCCCATTTCACGTTCTATTCTATCTCTCTCCTCTTTACCTAAAGGGATCGCACCGCCATCGGCTTGGCTTTCATTGCTTAATATACCTTCTGCACCACGCTCAACAATTAATACGTTCTCACTTTTAAGCGCACCAATGATATTTGACAAAGGCAACTGCAAAGAATCAATTTTACTTTGCGATGTTATAAGGTTACCGCCCACTCCCTCATTCTTATATATCATATCCGAAGGCTGCACGTTGAAATAAGTGCCTTGGTCGTAAACCTTGTAAGACTTAATAATGCCGTCTACCGTTGTTTGATTATATAACTTACCCGTTGGAATAACCTCAACATCGCTTGGAAGTAAGTTCCACATTAATGAAGGTAACGCGCTCGGTAGCCCTTTAATCTCGTATATAAAAGCATTACCAAAAACAGATTTAAACACATAATACTCAAATAAAAACTCCTCGCGCGTTCTTAACGGGTTAGGTCTATTCAATAGGTTTAATACTTCATGGTCTTTAATCTCTTCACCAGTCTTTTTATCATATAGCTTTATCTCCATGTTCTTAAACATATCGGCTAACTGGTTAATGACCGATTGAAGATGAGGAATGGTGTTATAAATTCTTAGTTTATTTTCCGTATCAATAAGAATAGGATTCTTACGGTCGTAAATAGATGTTGAGTACATACCGTTAAAGGTGCTAAGCCCAAACATTCGGGCGACTAAATTAGATACATAACTCATCTGAATATTTTTTTTTAAAATTAAGTATTAAAATAATTGTCAATTTTTTTTATTCAAAGATGTGTGGTAGTAAGGCTTGTATGAAGTTCGCCAGCCCAGCCATCGCATCGGGTGCATCATCGTGCTTACTCTTACCGTCTTTCTTATACTCGTACATCTGCTGCATCATTGCTCTGTATTCATCTGTCTGCTTCTCAGGGTGAACGTAAACGAATTTATTTTTTATGATGTGGTAAGCCATTAATATTCGCGTGTGCTTGTTTGCGGTGTTCTTAATGCTCAATACTTTATCCTCTTGCACCGATTGACGAAGTAAGCGAATGAAACCACTACCTTGATTGTTTGCCTCTATACGGGTATAGTCAGCGTTCAACTCCTTTATCTTAGATGATACCATTGGACACGTTACATCGATTGTATCTTGCGTGAATATTGCGTCTGTGATGTATATCTTGCCGTCGTATATCTTCGCCCACAACGCGCATAGGTAATCGCTACCTTCGTCGGCAACATCAACATAACCTAACACGCTTTCCGCTTTACCTGCTGGCAACTCATCAAAGTAATTGAATTCAGTACGCTTGAATAGTGAGCCCGTTAGACTAACCTCCCAATTACCGTTCACGAATACATCGTACTCGTGCGCTGGCATATTTGCCTTTAACGATTCAATGTAATCTTTTGGAATATGTGGGTTATCGCTAATCTTTGCTGGTATGTATGCCCACGTTGGCGGTAGTGTGTTATCCTTCCACTTGTCGTATATCCTTGACTTAACCCAACCGCCTGATGGGTTGCAAGTTGCTAAGATTTGAATAGGGCAGTTGGGTGAACCCGTCCAGCTTCCACTTCTCTCGATTACCTTGTTTAATGTTGCCTCTTGCAGTTCGTTTATTTCATCTAAGCCAGCGCCATTAATCTCGAGACCTCTAAACCTATTTAGTTCTTTGTCTGTGTCGAATGATTCTGCTAAGAATATAATTTGAGAGCCGTTGGTAAAGGTTACGGTCATCGTCTGTTGATTGAACTCTTTAACGTATTGCTGAAAGCCGTCATCAAGCAATCTTTGAAAGGTTACTAATATAGTTCTGCGAAGTGTTGGCAATGATTCGCGGACCACTAACCATCGACTCTTATCGTATTTGAAACAATTAGAAAGTAAGCAAAGCAGCAGCCAATAAGACTTTCCGCCTCGAATAGCACCCCCGTAAAGGGTAAAAGTCTTAGTGTCGGCTACTCTTTTAGCTTCACGTTGTTTTTTAAACGGCAGTATCTTGGTCGCTTCCATTCCAATCAATTACAATAGGCTTATCGTTTAACTCTTTCCCGTTACTGGTAACATCTGTCTTCTTAGGTATGAAGTAAGGCATCAATGCAGCAAGGTACTTTAAAAACGCTGCCTTATCTTCTTTATATACTTCGTTTAATGCTTCTTGCACTTTAGGTACTTGCCCTTCCATTATTTCCATGAACAAGGCTTTTGCGTCTTGAGTAACTTTGTTCTCAACACCTTTAGGTCTACCCCCTTCGCCCTTTTTCCATGATGTACTTGTCTTGCCCATAATCGCCTATTTTTAAGGCTGCCTCAATGCAACCCCACACTTATAACAAAACACCTCCGCATGGTCTATAACAGACTCGCACACTATGCACTTTATTATTGTTAATTCTACCATTCTGTTATTGTGTCATTTGTAAATTCACTTGCCAACGGGTATTTGCTTTTTATCTTATCAATCGCTTCGTCAAGGTTTTGAGCCTTCACCAGCTTGTCAATAAACATTCTTTTGTCGCCTATGTAATCGAATGATATTAAATAATAGTTCATTTCTTTTTCTTTACTTTACGTTTCTTCACTTCCTTGATAGCTTCTTTAATAATGCCAGCGTAATATTCCGCCTCTTTACTTTTCATCTTTCGCTAATAAATGATGTAACGATATAAGCGTGTACGTTGCTACCCCTACCTTCCAATTAGTAAGATAGCATAAAGATATTAACGAACCTATCAAGGCTACAAGTAACACCGTTTTAACTACTGCTTTTAATTTTGTATTCATCCTATTTGTTTTAAAACCTCAATAAAGTAAGGTCGTTTATACGTTTCTCTTTTCGATTCTATCAACTTCAACTTGTTAATCGGGCAATCTATCATCCACCATTTGCCACGACCGTAAAACCTTTGCCTCAACACGTGCATCAAATCGCATTCTTTCGGGAGGTTGTAAATATAAAACTTATCTCTTATGTATTCATAATATTTATCAACCTTATCCATTGTCATATCTTCAACGCAATCTTTCAGCATCTTATCAATTAGCACCCTTTTCTCTGCATCAAAATTTCCGCTCATTCGTTTGTTTGTTTTTACGAATTTATAAAAATTTCTTCATTCGGCAACGGTATGTGAATATTAAACCATTCTTTCGCAAAACTTCTTATCTGTTCGTGGTATTGTTCCTGTTCAAATTTGCTGTTTTTGGTAGTGCTTTTTGGTGCTACTACAACCTCTCCAGTATCTTCGTTCACTAAATCGATACTATTAAATTTCATCTTTAATATTTCGTGAACCTCTTCGATAGTAAAAACCTCACCATAACTTTCAAAGAATCCTATCTTCACCAATGGGTAAACGCACCCCCATAAATACGCATTCTGTTCATTGCTACGCTTCCTTCTTTTCTTTTCAATGGTAATTGTTATCTCTTTGCCCTCGAATTGTTCAAATGCTTTTGATATGCTACCTTTATTCGTGGCGCACTTACCATCAATCACCTTGCTGTTTACGCTTGCTTTCAATTTAATTTACTTTGCATTTCTAATTCTAAGATGTCTTTAACATCCTCGATGTATTGTTTTAGTTCGCCTTTAGCCTCTCCGTTTTTTAAGATGCTAAGCAAGTATTCAGCTGGTACTCCGCCTAACTCCCAGCCTTGATACTTACCGAACGGCATTAAGCTATAATCATCCATGTTATTTATAAATTATATATTTAATTCCTGAATGGTAAAAATCACAATCCATTTTCTGTTATTAATTCATTAAATACTTTCTTTAATTTTAAAAGCTCACGTCTATAATTAGCAGGTGTTTTGTGTTTTAAATAAGCAGTAATATATTGCCAATTATAATTTGCGTCTTTAATTAGTCCCCTCCGTCCAATATCGTCTATAATAGCACCATACTTCATCCCTTCGTATTTGTCGAATAAAGTCAATGATTGTAAATTATTATTATTTTTTATTTCTTTTTCCATTTTATAAAAGTATTATTCCTATTATTAAGCATATTTCGTTTAGTGTTTCGCATTTATCACATTGCCCTTTCCACGAATCAAAGAACTTCACCTCATCTGTTGTAAGCTGCTTTTGACTTTTAAACTTGGCGCTATCTTTTAACTCAATCAAATAGTTTTTATTTTGATAACCAATAACAAAGTCGGGAAAACCTTTCCCCAGCATTGATGTAATGGCTACGCTACACCCCAGCTGCCTCAGCTGCTTAACAATTAACTGCTGATTATCGTCGGTCCTTGCAATTCTTCGCATTCGTCAAACTTAAAATTAAATCCACTAAATCGCAAATGCTCAGGTCTGTTTGCTGCTTCAATCATCGCATCGTTTATCTGCTTGGCTTTGCTTTTCCACTTTAAATATGAAGTTACCACGTATCTATTCCCTATATGTATCTCTGTGTCTATATGCCCTTCAATCCTAAAGGTTCGCACATTCAATTCTAATTCACTAGCTATGAATCTCGATGCTGCGCTTATCGTTGGGCATACCATTTCTAAGTGTCTTTGTTCACCTACTATTCGGTAGATGTAAGTTGTTCTTTCTGCTGCTTTCATGCTTTTAATTTTAGATTGTAAAACTTAACTCTTGATTTGAATACTGTTGTTGGTCTGCTTCTAAAGTAGTACCCACCTATCATATCACCATTAGGTCTGCATTGCATTTTAATTTGATTGTACCGCTTTAAACTTTGCATCAGGTCTATAAGCCCCTCGCTTGCATCAATGTAATCAAATACGCTGTTGAAGCCCACAAAGGGCTTACCGTTTACCAGAGTGCCGTTTGAATCGTAAACGTAGATTAATCTTGTGTCTTTATTTTCCATTGTGTTTGTTTGTAGTTTAATGTTATTTTAAATATTTTTTAATTTTTGTGTATTCGTTGTTGAACTCAATGTAAGTTAAATCACTACAATCGTGGTCGATATAACCTTTTACTATCTCAATAAACTTTTCTCTACGTTCAGGCGCAACATAAACTTCAATATCGAAAACCTTACCTACTTCCATTGTTTGGCATAAGTTCCAAATCTTTTTTTCATAATCCGTATCGAGCCACATAGTTATCAATTTGCGTTTTTAAATTCTCATTCTGTTTCATCAAACTTAAATTAAGCCGTACTAAGCGCTTATTTTTATCGAGTAGTATAATTATATCACTTGGCTTTAAATCGTTTATTAGATACTCTCTTTTAGCCTTAGAATGGATTTTATTAATGTAAGTTTTATATCCTTCGATTCTTAAAGCCATATTTTCCCAGTTATTCTTTTTTGCCCCAGCTGATTTTTTCGCCATCATTTCGCATAAAGCTAAGTCAAAAGATAAATCAATCATAACCTCTTCCTTAAATAAATCATTAAGGCTATCTGTTTCTCGTTCCTCTGCTATCTTAGAACGGGAAAGGGTCTGCATCCGCTTGAACGCTCTCAATTTCAAATTTTTCATTTTTAGAATGGTTTAAAGTTGTTAATGTTTGCTGTACTGGTGTTGTTTCAAGTACGTTATTGCCTCCAATGGTGAATTTGCAATAGTCTTGCATCGTAAATAATAACGGTGCTTCTCTTGGTGTAACACTCCCACCCGTTAATGTTTCTTTAACCTTCCTTACGTGTACTTCTGTTACATTGAACGCTGTTGCGTGTTGAGTCATACGGTGAATACTTATGAAATCATCTGCCCTGTTGGCGAACTTCTGCCCTCCTTCGGTGTCGGCTTTCTCGGGAGGCATTAAATGCCCTTCGTTTACGTGGTCTTTTGGGAACTTTTTTCTCGCAGCCTCAGTTACCAAGTGCGTATTAACATATAAACTTTTATGTGTTTGCTTGCAGAAGATACGCATCAAAGCGCAAATCTCATAATCTTCTTCGTGCTTGTTGTTACCCAGTCCCATTCCTTTGAGTGAGTTGTAAGGGTCAATAAGTAAACCGTTTGATTTAGTTCCGCTACTAACTTCCAATATTTGTTTTGCATCAAATAGTTTATCGTTGCGGACAAAATTAAACATTTCGCTCATTTCATCATACGTTCTATGCAACTGCATTTCAGGTATCTTAAAAATATTGATGCCAGTTAAAAACTGCGCTATCTTAACTTTCAATGAACCTATTGAATTTTCGGCTGAAAATATATCCCACTTCAAATTATACTTTTTGCTTAGGACGCAGAAGTACCACAGAATCCAATCGGTCTTACCCACGTTGTCGTGTCCGTTAATGAATACAAGTTGCTCGGGCTTATAAGCTAAATGCTGGTCAGCTACCTTGTCGCCAATACCAAGCCCTCTTTTTATCGCACCACTTCGTAAGCCTTCTACAAATGCGCGCCCCTCTGATGGCTCAAAGATGTTTTCTGCTGCTATTAATTTACTCATATTTCTTCGTGTTTACCAAAGTTAGCCCAAGGCGCTGGGTTATTGCTTAACGGTACTTCAGCCTTTTTAGGTGGGTTTGTTTTTAGCCAGTTAGCAAAATGCTTTTTAACTTCTTCTGCATCCTCTCTCGGGTTTTCGATTAGGTTCTGTATTGCAAAAAAATCTTTTAATGAAAGTGCTATTAGTGTGCTATTGGTTTCGTGCTTCATAATTAACGGGTCAATCCATTGCTTAGAACTTAATAAATAATTCCAAAGTTGTTTTGACTTTTCTCTTTTATCTTTATTAATAATAATAGTATTATTATTTTCATTTTCCATATGAGAGCTCATATGACCTCCCTCATGACCTTCTTTTTTATGGTTGTTTTTTGTGTGTTGATTAGTCCCCGTTATGTTGTTTCTCCTACTCGCAGTAAAGGTTTTACGCTTTTCCTTTTCCTCATCTAACCTAACATTATAATATAGTCCGTTTTCATCTTTTATAAATTTATGCAAAAGTTTATCCAAATTTTGACCTACCATATGACCCATCATATGTGAGGTCATATGACCTCTGTTAAATTGTAGCATTAACAATTCCATGTATGCGCCTTTTTCTTCAAAAGTCATTCCGAGAGTTCCTCCTAACCAGTCGTTAGGGT